GATGATGCTAGTCCTCCTGCTGAGTAAGGCATTCTTGTTACGGGTCCACCCATTGAATATTTTTTATTATTAAAAGCATTAAATGTTTGTACTCCATATTTTTTAACAGAATCAGCATTTATTACGTACTCTCCATTTGAGAGCATTGCAGGAATAGAATCAGACTTGCCAGTTCCAGCTCCTGATATAAATCCTCCAGTTGCCATTTTCTTTTTAACTGACAGTCCGTAGTACCCAGCATCTCCTGTAACCTCATATGTAGATCCGTCTGACCCAACAAATGTTTGTCCAACATATCCATTCTTGCCAGGCTTAACTCCAGATTTTGCTAGCTCAGATGATTGTACAAACTGTCCAGTTGATTGATATTGAGTTCCTTTATTTAAAGTTAATGTAGTGGGTGATACCGCAGTTTGTCCAAATTTTGATTTTGGATTTGTAAAATATGCAAGAAGAGCAGAATCACTTGTTTTTAATTCTTTGTTGCCATTTATTACTTCAGACAATGCAGATTTTCCAATACTTTCTATTCCAGTTGATTGTGTACGAAAACCATCTGCGTACGGAATATGTGGACCTTGTCCACCAATAGAATTTGCTACATCTTTAAACCCAAGTCCTTTTAATTTAGTTTGCAGATTAGCTAATTGTTTTTGATCAAGAGTACCGTTTGCAGCATTTAGTGTTGCTGTAACCAATTCGTTTAAGGTAACTTGAAGTTCTGCTGCCTTTTTTAAACTAGCATCTGCTGAATCTGTTGCTTTTTTAATTGTTGCTTGAGATCCATCAATCTTTTTTTGTAAACCCTCAATAATTGCTTCTTGTGCTTTTACATCTGCCGCTTCTTTATCTCTAATAGCATTTATTGCTAAATCTTTTTGTCTTGACGATGAGAGTAATTGTATATCTATTTGAGACTGTGCTGCCCCAGACATATCTCCAGAAGCAAGTCTTTCCTGATATTCAATTTGTAGTTTCTTTATTTGTAAATTATAATCTTCTGTTGAGTTCTGTCTTTCAAGACCCTTTACTCTTGCGTCAGCCTCTTCTTTAATTTGATCAATAATTTTTTGATGTTTTTTAATTTGATCATCTAAGTTTACCTGAATTTTTTGTTGTGCTTTGACTGCTTTATCAGAAGATCCAATACTTGATAGCCTTGTTATTTCATCTGTTATCGCTTTATATTTGCCGCCTACTAAATTTTGAGTTGCTAATCCAACAGCTTTTGCAGCTAAGGTAGCCATCTCTGAACTCATTGATTTTATATCAACATCTATGCCACTTAAATACAATTTCATTTTAGCAAAAGCACCTTGAATTGTATCTGATTTATTTACAATTAATCCCATTACTTCATTTTGTTTAGATAGAGCGTCTACGCCTTGTTGGTTTAGTTTATTGTTGCCCATCTGCTTATTGCTGATTGACTCCAGTGTTAAATTGAATGCTTCCGCTTCTGTTATTAATTTACCCTGTGCATCTTTAGTGCCAACTAATGATTTTTCTGCGGACTGTAAAGATGTTATTACTGTATCAAATGATAAAGAAAGTTGATCCGTATTACCTTCTTTTAATAATGCATTAAATGTTTTAACGGATTGTACTGCTGCGGTAGCCTTGTCTTTTATTGCAGCAAATCCACTATTTGCTATTGCTTGAACAGCTTGATTTGCTTTGTCTGAAACAGAGATCATTGCGTATATTTTCTTTGTAGCTTCTTCTGCTCCCATTCCACCAGCTACTAGTTGAGCCTTTAACTGTTGTGCTTTAACTATTACTTCTCCTGGATCTGCTTTATTAAACATGCTTACATAATCTGGGAAGTCTTTTTCTATAGTTGTCTTTAATTCTTTAAGTTGTTTAATTGTTAAATTTAGACCAGGAACACCAGAAGCTTGAGTTGCAGCATAATACTCTTCAATGTTTGCTTTACTTAGCTTTGTTTGCTCAGCAAAATCTTTTAATTGATTTGTTAATGAATTATATTTAATACCCAATCTTTGTGCAGCATCTTCGCTTGGTCCAAAAGCTAAGTTAATAATTTGACGATGTTCATTGATTTTGTCATTGACTGTTTTAACGGCGGCACCTATTGCCATTAATCCGCCTAATAATTTAACTGGTCCAGGTAGCATTACTATTGCATTTAGTGCTGATTTAAATCTTCCTAGTTTTGGAACTGTATCGTCTGCTACTTTTGATGTTCTTGAAAGCATTGCTGGAATCATCATAGATCCTGCCATGCCTCCTATCATTCCGCCCATGTCTCCACCAGCCATTGAACCTAATGCTTGGCCACCCATCCATCCAGCAGTTCCACCAACCATCTGTCCTACCATGCCACCCATAGCATACTTTCTAACAGGCATTTTTAAATTAGTAACGCCATTTTTAAATCCAAGCATTCTATCTATTGGGTATCCCTGGTTCATTAATGTAATTGCATTTTGATTTCCAGATGTTGCAGTTTTTGTTACAACTGATTCTCCTGGTTCAAGGAGCGCTGGGACTATATCTCCCCCGCCATATCCTGGTAATTGTGAAACTCCATTTTTAAATGGCGTAGGCAGAAGATTGCCACGTCCCCAGAATGGATCTGATGAACGAGCAGCGGAGGCAGATGACTGGCTCATCATTGGAAGGAATGCTGATCTTATTCCTCTAATTGAAGCCTGGTTAAGCATGTCGCCAAATATTTGTTCTGTTATTGGCCCCTTACTGTTTGCAATTTTATCATTTAAAACATCTGCGGCTCTTGCTGCAATACGATTAGCTGCTTGTACGTTTACACCTTGTTCTTTTAAGAAATATTTAAGGCTTACCATATCGTCTCCAGTAACTGGTGCCCAGTCAGCAGAAGTAGCAATACCTTTATTTAAATTTTTATTAAATCCTTCTCTATTTTTAACAAATTGTGTTGGAAGAAGTTGCACATAAGGCTTGTTTGTTTTACCAGTCATATTAAGAGATGACAATTGATCTCCTGGAATCATTGGAGCAGATTGACCTGGGAGAGTTGTTAAATTTCTTGTTCTATTTCTAAATGCTTTTCCAATTCCATGAACTAGAACTTGGTTTTCATCATCTATTCCAGGTTTTGTTGGAGTAATTCCATATTTAATCATTTCTGGATCTTTGTACAAATCACCTTGTCGTTTAGAAAATTCTCTATAAGTTTTGCCAGCTCCTTGTTCAACGTGTGCTGCAGTACTCATTCCTCTGCTTCTTGATGTTACACGTTCTCCCCTTTGTGCTGCTAAATATGTTGCAGCTTGTCCAGCAGAAGGAACTCTAGAGCCACCAATTCTTCCTGCTTGTTCTGAAAACGATCTCAATAGTTTTGAAGCGCCCTTAGCCTGAATTCGATTTGTAAACCTTGGAAGCCTTAATCCTAATGCGGTAACTCCGCCAGCAAACTTTTTAGGCATTGTTGTTTCTGTTGAGTATCCGCCGCCCCAAGTTCTTACTCCTAATGTTTTGGCAATTTTATCAAGAATTCCAGACGCTTTTCTATTTGGTCTAAAGATTTCTTTAATGTTTGATTTTCCAGTATTACTTACAATTGGTTGATTAACTAAAGGAACTTGAGTTAAGTTTGCAGTTCTTCCTAATCCAGTTGCCACTTGTGATGTTGTTTGAGCCATTAATCTTTCTAGCTCACTATTAACAGCAATAATTTTTGCACGAGCCACATCTACTGTTAGCTTGCCTGCTTGAAGTTGTCTAACAATTGCTGCTGACTCTGCTGCTGCATTTGTTGTTAATTTTGTCATTGCTGGAAGAAGTTGGCTAAATGTGCTATTTATTTCTGCGCTGAATGTTCCAGTTCTAGCAATTTCTTTTTTAAGTGCAGCAACTTCTTGTTTTGTCATCATAGATAAAGAACCCATCATTGCATGCCACTTGGCTGCTTCTCCTGCAACAATTCCAGTTGAAACTTTATTAACAGTTGTTAAACCTTCATACTGTGGGAAATTGTCTCCCATAAATATTTGTGGCACAGCCCCTATTTTTTGATTTACAGGAATTGGCGCTGGTGTAACTGAGTGAATAGTTTGTGAATCTCTTTGTGATTGAGACATGCCAGATCTTGGGTTATGATGTGCTGCCGCTCTGGTTCCTGGTTTTCCAACAAGTGGGTGCGATGGGTTTACGCTTCCAGCTAATATTGTTGTTCCACCAACAGTTGATACTGCTGGATTTACTGCTACTGCGGCTGACATTGCTCTTTGTTCTAATGTTCCAAATTCTGAAGACAAAGATGCTATTGCCTGTTTTAATATAGCGGCTGCTTTTGCATCGCTATAAAATGTTTGCTCAACTAAATTGCCAGCTTTTTGTGCTGCAAGTATTTCTGGTGTTAGTAGCTTCCATCCTTCTCCGCCTTTAAAGAAAGCTCTAAAATGTGAAGCACCTTTAATAATATATCCAAAAAAGTTTCCAAGTACACCAGTTAACATAATTAGTGGACCAGCTGCGGCTGTAATCATTCCTAAAAATCCTAATGCTTGCTTAATTGGATTTGGTAATGACTGTGCAAATTTTAATATACCATCAACAAAATTAATCAATGTAGTATTAATTTTTAAGAACTGTTCTCCAATACCAGCAAGATCGGCTTTAAGGCCTTCTATTGCTCTACGGTATTTACCAGATGCAGATTCTGTAACCATTGATAATTCTCGACCAGCAATATTTGATAAATCTTGAGAACTTGCTTTCATTAAATCCATTACTTGTAAAGTTTGACTTCCTTGTTTGCCAAGGTTTTCAAACAAAGCATTCATACGGGCAAATTGAAATTTACCAAATAACTGCTCTAAAGCTTGTTGTTTTTGTAATGGGTTCAATGTTTCTAATGCTGACTGTAGCTCTAATATAGTTGCTGTTGTGTCTCCTGCATTTCTTTGAACTATATCTGTTAAAGATATTCCAAATCCTTCAAACATTCCTTTTGCAACTTTTGTTGGGTTAATTAAAGAAGCTAAACCAGACTTTAGTGCGTTTGCTCCTTCAGAGGCAGATATTCCACCTTCACGCATCGCTGTTAAATAAAGAGCTAAATCTTTTACGTCTCCACCAAGACCTTTAACAATTGGTCCTGCTTTAGGAATTGCTTCTACTAAATCATTAAGTGTTGTTGATGTCTGGTTTTCAACTGCGTTAAGAAAGTTAATTGATTCAGATAGCTGCTCTGTATTTTGTTTAAATGCTGTTTGAATTGCAAGTGTTGCTTTCATTGCATCTTGTCTATCTACTTCACCAAGAACTGCTAAGCGAGTAGTTTCTCTAACAGATCCTAATAATTCATTCCCTTGTTTTCCAGTAGCAGCAATATCGGCAGCTAATGCAATTGTATCTGAAAATGAACGCCCATAAGCCTTTGATATTTCGGTTGCAGTTTTTATTACATCTTGTCTTACTTTACCAAGTTCTTGTGAAGAAGTTGCTGCAATACCTCCGTAAACTTTTGTCAATCTAATAAGTTCTTGGTCAGCTACTTTAAATGCATCTGCGGCAGCTTTTCCAAATGCTGCAATTGGCACTGTTAGTCCTACTGTTAATTGTCGTCCAGCCCACTGTGTATTTTTACCCCAATTAATTAATTGACCAGCACCTTCTTGAATAACCTTATTCATAATCATTAATTCTTGTTTTGCTATTGCTGTTTTATTTTTAACTACATCTAAGCCTCTTGGTATATGCACGTTATACTGCATAAGACCTTCAGCATTTCTTCCCAATGGTTGAAGAATTGAATTTTGTAATTGTACTTGTTGTTTAGCTAAATCTCTTATTAGTCCGCCGTTTGATTTTATGTGTTGTGAATAAGTTTGAAAAAATTTACCAAGTTTCATCTGGCCTTTATCTAATTGAGAGCCAAATTTTTCTACGTCTGAACTTAAACTAACAAAGTGTGTTGAGAATTGACCTGTGCTTCGCATTGTTTCTGCAAAGGATCTATTCATTACAGCAACTTGTGCCGCTAATGTTTTATTGGTTGCTTGTAGTTTGTCTTGTAAACCTGTTAAGGCTGAAGATACCTTATTAAGATCTGTAATAAGATTTGAGAAATCCGATTTAGCAACTATGTTTGTTACTATTTGTTCTTCAGCCATTAACTATATTCTACCCCTTAGAGTATCCTAACCCTGCCCCAATACCAAATCCTTGCTGTGCTGCAAGTGGGCCTTGTAAAGAAACTACATCATCTCCTGATGCATCTATTCCCAAAGCCCTTCTTTGAATATCTTCGAAGGTTGGACCTTCTGTTTTTTCTTCTCCATTTAGGTTTACACCTTGTAGAGAAGCCAAGAATTTTCTTTTTTCTTCTTCAGTCTTTTGCATAGACTTAAATGTTTGTATTAACTCTGGCATTGAAAGACTTTCTTCTAGTTCTTCGTAATTTTTCCAATTACCTAAAAGAAAAACTTCTCCTAGCAAAGCGGCTAAATCTAGTTCTGACCAGCCAGAACCGCTGCCGCTAGAAGGTTTGGGTCGTCAAGCTTGATCCCTCCGCAAACGTCAAGAATGCGATTGATTGTTGGCATGTCCAAAGCTTCTTCTAGTAAATCTTTATTTGCTACCAAATCTGGTAACTGTGACTGTATTGCAATTCCACATGCGTTAATTAGAATTGTTAATGTTTCGTCTTCATTTTCTGCCGATTGTGTTTTTTGAATCTCTGCCATAAACAGGCGTAGTGCCTTAATGCTTAGTGGCTTTAATTTAATCTTTGAACCATTTTGCAGCTCAATTTCTTCTACATTGTATACGGTTGTAGCCAATTTATCCTCCTAGGATTGTCTAAATTATTATAACATATAGGCATTATCACTACAAATAGAAAGACCCCCAAATCAATGGGGGTCTCTATAATTTAATTAAATTAAATTAAGCTACTGTTAGTGTACGGTCAATAATCTTACCGTATTCTTGACCAGCGTATGCTGAATCTGGAAGAAGACGGAATGTTACTGGGAATGTTGTTGCTTGGGTACGAGCCAAAGAAAACTGTGACTGTTGTACTGACAAAACACGACGTCCATAGTAAATACGCTCAGCTGATGCGGCATCTGCTGTAGGTGCTTGACCTACGGCAATTAGCTGACGCTCTGTTGGTGCAATACCAAGAGCTCCTGCTTCAAGACCGATTGTCTCTGTTTTTGTATTTGTTGAACCTGCTGTTACTGGTGCTCCAGCCTGTCCGAAAACTACTAGAACGTTTTCTAGTGTTCCTTCGGCCATTTCTGTTGCAATCATAACCTCCATCGCAGACTTGAACAGCTTAGCTGTATCAAGTAGCTGATCTACTGTTACTGAATCGTATGTTGGATTATAAGTGATTTGAAGACCGTTGTTGGTAAAACCAACGTTACGATACTTTGAACCATTTAAAGCGTTTAATGTTGTTGTGTATGAAACTCCAGGTGCAAAAGCAGCTGCTGCTACTGATCCTGGTTCTTGTACTACATAACCTGACTGTGTTGAGTCCTTCTCAGAAATGAAAAGTGGTGATGCACCTACAAGAATATTTTTGGCATTGTTAAATGACATTTACTACCTCCTGTATTTCAATATATATATATTTAAATCCTAAAATCAAGCTGGCTAGGCTTCTTTCCTCTAGGTCAATTATACGGAACAAGTTGACTAAAAGCAACCTATAGGAATCTTCCTGCCTGGTTTGTTATTCTAGAGTATTTAACCTCTAATGTTATATCTGCTGAAAGGAACCCCTGGAGCTCTTGAGAAGGTGCCGTTGGGGATATATCTGCTATAAATATACTATGAAATTTAAATTTATCATTTATGTTATCTGATTTATTTATGTCTCCAGCAGAGTCGTCCATACGTCTAAATAGGTCTGTCATTAGATTTCGAATTTCTGATATTTCAGAAACATCTGTGGAGTAGACAGTAAATAGTATTTGCTCACAGCATATTAGCCAATTTTCTTCATACGATAATCCAACCTTGTCATATACAATATGCTTTTTCCCGCTTAAAAATTGATTCATTTCTGGGGACTGTTGAACTGGAATAATAGGGATTATGACGTCTCCAATAGAATCGCTATAATACTCTTCTGGATCAAAGACATTATACGAGCATAGGTTTTCCCATAAATACTTTCTAATTTCAAACATGGCGTCTAATTTATAATTGGCTGTCATGTCATTGCACCCCCAAATGATTGTTCTACTGCTGAGTCCGCCATAGATCTAATTGAGTTTGGAGAGAATGAATATTGAACTCTTTTAATTGGAGCAGGTATTCTTAATGCCTTGGAAATTTCTGAATTAAATATCTGTTGAAATCCAGATTTTCTAATAGCGTTATTTACTAAATTACCACTAAAAAATCTTGAATAATATAATGTAAATTGATTTTTAACACTAGGTCCTCCTGGCCTTTTAACGGTCACTGAGGCCCCTATTGGCATAAAGACTGTTCTACCATTAGATTCAAATACTAGCCTCTCAGAATGGCGTGGAGCAATTATTAGGGGCATGCCTGCTTCCATCACGGACGCTTTATTAACAAAAACATGCTTTCTATTATTTTCTGGAGATGGGACAAATGATTTAGATGGCTGTAACTCATAATTTACCTTAAATGAAATACCATCGCCATCAATTGTTTTTAATTTAAATAGCCTAGCATTTTTATTTCCAGCCTTTTGCCACTCATAGACATGGTGTAATGATTTTGGCTTTGATCTAGCTTGAGCATCTATGTGTTCTCCAAAATCTTTATTTATCTGTGTAAAGATTGTTTTCTTAAATGCATTTTTAAATCTTTTGCTGTTACTAAATTTAGCTATAACATTAGCTTCATAATATAAAGCCGCTGATATTTGCGCTACATTACTGTCTCTGATTAGGGAGTCTTTAGGTTGACCGTGCATTAACCGCTCTAGTCCAGAAGCAGCCTGCAATAACATTACGTTAGATTCCAATTTGCTGGTTCTCCGATCTTTTTAGTACGGCACTCCAAGCAAGTACATCTCCAAATGGATCTGTCATTGGGGTTACTCCGACTACTTCAAATACGGTTGGGGTATCATTAGGGTAATCTAATTCTGTCCAAATATTTTCGCCATTCCCTGTTCTAATATTTGTTATTTTTTCTCTAATTGATAGCTTTGAGTTTGTTCTAACTTCTATAACTTGAACGTTTTCGTATTTAGTTCCAAGAACTTGCCTGTCACCACTTCGTGCTGTGGCTGTGTTACTAATAACGCCTTTTGCATAACAAGAAACTGTTTTTATATAGCTCCACTCTTTTTTGATTGCCCCAGTAGATACGTCTTGAGAGTCCGATTGCTTGTAGACATCCATAAGCATAGAAAACGAAGCATCTACTACTCGAAACATCAGATTACCATTAATTGAGTTAATACATATGGAAGAAGTATTTGGTCTACGTATACATTTCCTGTTCCACGATATGCCTCTGCATTGTACTCAAACTTCCAATCAAATGACTGAACATTGTTTACGTATTTTGCTCTCCAAATAGAGTCTTTAGAAAAATAATCTTTCATTAATTCTATACATGCTATTTCAATATCATCTGGTACAGTGTCCCATCCATATCTTCCTTGCACACGATATCTGTAGTCTTTAATAAAGACTCCGTAACCATAATCGTTGATGGATGGAGGAACCATTCCGTTTGCTGTGTAGACTGTATTGTCCAGCATTTCTGCTCTGTTAATTCTTATTCCAAAACCAGATTCTGTTACTTGAGTTGAATAATTCCAATTATTTATTTGATTAATAGTATCTACTAGTAAGATATCATTTGAATATAGTTTATGTAATGTGTTTAATTTAAAAGGTAATGGGAGGATGTCTGAGCCCGAACCATAGGCAATTTGAACATCATCGTATAGACAAAACTTTTGGCCCGTATGGTTTTCTATTACTTTTCGTGCATACTTTTCTGCCATTACTAGTTCGTGATATGTTTTATAGTTAGGATCAGATGAGTCAGTTCCAAAACCCATATCCTCAATCGCTTCTGCTAGATTGCAATATGGCTGTACCACATCAACATACGTTGCATGGCTTTGAGATTGACTATTTATTTGGTATGCCCAATTAACCTTAAACTTTTTTATTCTATTAGTTAAATTATATGGAATATTTATTTTATATGAACCATTATCAGTTTCTATTTTTGTTGCCTGAATAGAAAGAACTGAGGTTGCTGGATTTACTGATGGGGTGACGGCAGGATCTTCTGTAATATCATAAACTGTAGCCGTGACGTAGTCATTGTCTGCATTTATGATTTCACCACCAAAAATTATTTTTGTTGCTGTTGGTGAATTAGTGTTTATGTATACTTCTGCCATATTGAAGGTTTAAATTAGTTGTAGAAGTCTTGTGCTTCCTTTGGTGTGGCTAATCTAAAACCCTCCTCCTTATCAAAAATTTCTTGAGCTGCCTCTTCTGACATTGCTGCAAAAGGATGATCTTTTGTAAACGTGTATCCCATTGTATCGTACCTATGGTTAGATCTATCCATTCTTACAAGAACTTCGTCTTTATTTTGTTTTTTCTTTACATCAAATCTTGGTAAAACTTCAATCTCTTCTTTTGCATCATCTATATCTTTAAGTGTTTTTGAGTATACCGCCCAAGTTACACCTTCTTCTGATAGTCCCGCAATTATGTCTGTTTTGCTTTTTAAGTTTTCTAAGTCTACTCCGAAGTCTTCGGCAACCTTTTTAAGTTCAGCTAATTTTAATGTCTCAAATGACATATATTCTCCTTAGTCTAGGTTATTTAATTATAGCATTACTAAATTAAAATGAGAAGCCCCCAAAATTAATTGGGGGCCTCTATTTGGATTAATTCCTAATTAGGAAGCAATCTTAACGTTCTTTACTACTACCCAAGCATCTGCTTGCTCAATTTGAACACCAACACGAGTATACATTGTGTACTCGATTGAGTCCTTCTTTGGCCAGAAGAATCGGTATACAGTTACATCACGCTTGATACCAATAACTACGTTATTTGGGAATGTCAAGTGGACGTCACCGTGTGATCCTGTTGCTCCTGAGTATGAGCCAGTTTGTGTCTCGCTTAGTAATGGAACTTCAACGATTGGAATACCAAATGCGTATGGAGCTACGTATCCAGCTGGGCCAGATACAGGTGCTACCTCACCACGGATAATGCCAGAAGCAATATCTTGTGGGTTAACGTTTTGGATATTTTGTGAAGTTGCGTATAAGTAATCCTGGATCAGGTTTGAACCTGAAAGGAAGCGAAGGTCTGTACGACGTTGCTTGTACTTACGTGGAAGTGCTTTTAATGCGCTGTTAAATACAGCACGAGTAATTGCGGCTCCACCAGCATCTACTACATGGCCGTTTGCCTTTGAAAGTTTAACTGCTCCGTCAAATGCCTTGTAAAGTTGATCTCCAGTCAAAGATGTGTTTCCGTTAAGAACCAAATCTTCAATATCGTTACCAGCCTGTGTTGCCATCAGACGTGCAATATGATCTTCTAGATCTGCACCTTCAATATTGTCTTCTAGAGACTCAGTTGAAAGTTCCCAATCTAGACGTAACTTCTTTGTTGTCAAAGAAATTTTTGAGAATGTCACAGCAGCGTTACCGCTGTTTGCGTTATCTCCTTCTGTCGCAAGCTTCATAAGCTTTTCGCCTACGCCCATGCGATCAATTTCAGTTGTATCAGATTTCATTCTAACAGTACGTGCGACTTTACCAATTACGGTTGCATCGAACATGTAGTCTAGAAATCGAGCTGATTGTTCTGGATTAAGTAATCCACCGTTGCCATCTTCTGATCCACGGTGTATTCCTGTTCCTCCAGTGTTTGAAGCAAATGTACCAGTTGCTGTTGTATCAGCAGCTATTGCTTTTTCTAATAATTCATTGCTCATATTTATTTCACCTACCCTTTATTTAAATAGTTCGTTTACGGAACCGAGGAAAGAACCGTTCCATTTTGATTTTTGTATTACTACTTCCTGAGACCCGCCAAGGTCTGAGGACTTCTTAATTGCAGTCTCTGATTCTACTGCGTCGACACGCTTTTCTACATTATCAATCGTGCTCTTGATGTTCTCAACTGTTTTGCTGAGTTCTGTGTGTTTATCTGCCAACTCTGAGATTTGAGTCTCAACGCTCTTGCTGAAAGCTTCAACTGTTTCTTTAATAGTTGTTACCTGTGCAGCATTAGCTTCTGAAGCTTTGCTTAGAGTATCTGAGAAAAAGCCTTTTAAATCACCTAACATTTTTGCAAAATCAGGTTCATCAACAACGACCTCTGAGACGTCTGTTGCTTTTTCAACGGTTTCGGCAGAAGTATCTGCTACTACATCTTCTGTAACAGCTTTTTCAACTACTGCATCTTGTGCAGGTGCTGAAACTTCTACTAAAGCAGTTTCTTCAACTGCTAATGTTTCTGTGTTTTCTGACACTTCATTACCTCCTTCTGCGTTTGCCTGTTTTGCAATTGTTTGTCTTTCAGGCAACGTAAATCTTGAATGCTTATATGCATCAAGAATCTTTTCTATTTCTTTAGCTTTGTTTACATCATTGGTTTCTACCCAGCCAATTAAACTTGCTGGCTTACCAGTTACTGGAGAATTAAATTCTTTTTCTTTTGACATAAAAACAGAATCGCTTTCTTCACAATAAAAAATATTTTCTGTTGAAACTTCTGTTGCAATTCCTTTAAAAATTAATTGACCATTCATTTTGGAAATTGAGATGATATTACATAATTCGTTTGCTGGAGAATCTACGACTGATAACTCTAGTAAAGAATAGTTTTTAATAAAACGAACTGATTGACCTGTAGATTTATTAACCTCGTTGTCGGACTCAATAATTTTTCCACCAATTGAAAATCCTGAAAGGGTACCGTCTAAAACCTTTTCCCATGTATCTTGTGCGCCTTTAGAGATATATGCATCTACATAAACTCCGTTATAGAATTCTCCGCTTTTTGCATCAAAGTATGTTTCTGGCTTAAATGAAACCATTTTGCCAACTGCGTTTGATCCATGCATTTCTCTGATGTTGCCACGGAAGCTTTCAAATGCTTTTAGACTTGCTTCTGAGGTTACGACATCGTTTGTTTGATCTACATTGTCTAGTGTAGCAAAGCCAGATACAGTTCTCTTTTCACGGTTTACTTTTGTGAATGGAACTGATAGGCTGATATTATCGCCATTGCTGGACCAATAAGATTTTTCAATATTCATATGCTCAATTTTATCTTTGTATATTTAAAAAGGCAAATAATGGTTGCCTAATAATTAAGCTGTGACTCTACCCTCACCTTTTGGATTTCTGGCTTCCCCAGAACTATCTGGTGAATTGGCCGATCTTTCCTGAGTTCTATTTCTGGTATTTAATGCCTGAGCCTTGATTTCGGCTGCTTGTGCCTGCAAATCAACAACCTCATCTCCACCGTCCATGGGTATCATACCCTTTCTAATTCTAACTTCATTGGGGGTAATTACCTGCATTCTTAAATACCTTTCATCAATTTTAGATTGTGTATCTTCGTCCGTTAAAGTCAATTCATTAAATTTAAGCATTAATGCATCTGTTTTTTCAGAAATAATTCTATTTATTTTCTTTTCTAAAATATCTTGAGCTGGTCTACAAACTTGTTCTTTAAACATTTTATCTGCATCTCTTGCTGAAGCTAGGCTAACTCCTTCTGGAACTCCAATTTTATTTACTGGAACTCTATGCGCCAAAAGAATTTCATCTCTATTCGCTTTTCGATATACATTAAATGAAGACTCTTGTGGGTTTGCCTCAATAGGTTCCATTTTAAATTCAACTTTAGAGTCAGATGTGTCTGCTGGAAGTGGGACGTAAAGCGATCTATGGTTCTTTCCTTTTAAACCAACTTGGAAAAATTCTAGTAATTTACGTTCGGATTCTGGTGAAAGCTTTGCGCCCTTTACTGTAATTATATATCTTGGAACCGCTTTATTTTCAAAATAATCTAAGTTATATTTTCCAGAAAATTCATTTCCTGCCATTGCAGTTTGTGCAGCAATTATATCTGGGATTCCGTAGTAATTGTTCATTGGCGTATATTTCTTTAAATGAATAACTTCATTTGGACGATCTTCTGCTCCAGAAATTGGGTTAGGAGTTTCTTGATCTGCAAAGTTTCTAAAGTATACTGCCTTGCCATAAAGAAGTTGTATAAATCCGTCACGAAGTCTACGTACTCGCATTGTCTTGGATGGTATGTGTCCGATGTACCCAATATTACCAGACACGGTTCTTCCAATTTCAATGTATCCATTGCCAGTAGCCTCTAAATCTGTATAAGCTTTTACTAATGTTTCTGTAAATGTTTCTTCTTCATTTGTTTCCTCTAGCCAATAATCTAAATCTTGACGAAGTTTATTTAATTTACGTCGAGCACGTTCTAATTGTTTTTTATCATTAATATTATCTAAAGCATCATTTGCTTTTTTTGTTTCTACAAAAGAGTATCCGAGTCCAACAATGTTAGCAACTTTTGCATTAATTGCTGAATAGTTGTAAGGTGATATCTCATAAATTTTTGAAAGATATTCTAAGTTATAGACTGGCTGAACAAGGTCAAACATTGCGTATCCAGTAACTGCTTGCTGCAATAGATTCTGCTGAGTTCCAGTTCCTTCTTGTCCTATAAAACGCTTTTGAAACTCTCTAGATATTTTTCTACGAAATGTCGGGCTTAATCCATTAACTTTTTTTAACTCTTCGCCTTCAATGATAAATGGGTCATTACTTAATACAACTTCTTTATTATTAAACTTTATCCAGTCTGCAGAATTTGATATGTCAATAGTTTCTGAGACACTAGGGTCTTCGTTCATAAACTCCATTTATTGTTTGCCTCCGCTTTTTAATGAATCCTTGTAAACGCCTATGTCAAGAGGATCTGGTGTTAGTCCCCATTCTAGTCTTTGTTTTTGATGCTGAAACTCTTCGTCATCAACTTTACGTCTACCTGATAAAAATTTAGGCTGTCCTTCGTGTATGCCATATGATCTTACTTCTCTTGCCAACAAATCCATCTTTGATCTGTTGCCTTTTTTAGCTGTTATTGATAAAAAGTTTCCATCGTCATCGCCAATCCATCTTCCGTCTGGCATCTCCCACACATAAATTCCTAGTGTAGTTTCCTCTATTACTTTTTGATTAATTCTTTTAATATCCATTAGGTGTTAATTTTACCATTCTTTCTAATTAATGTCCACATTTTGTCGCTATGGTGGACAGATTTATGAATTTTGAATAACAATCCAGTCATTATTATATATTTCAGTAGATCCTTCTGTCACCGACATGGCAGATGCGGTAGAGGTATATACCGATCTTCCAGTATATAAATTGTAATGAGTTATTGCCTTATTTTTATCTAAAGCATCCCTATATAGGGTTATATGCTGATATGAGCCTTTCTTGGACCCAGTGCTCTTATAATTAAAGACTAGATCTCCAGAAACAGGTGCTTGAAAAACAATTACAATATGATTTAAATATCCTGAATTTAATACATTGGATATATTTGATTGTGCTGTTTTATCTTCACCATTTACGTATATTTTAGATATATTAGTTTTTGATATAGACCCGTTATCCGCCCAGCTAAATTCTGTACCAGCAGATGATATTAATAAACTTTTTAATATACTGCTTGGGGTATAGAAAAACTCAATGCTATTTGTATCATATGGAAGATCTACCTTGAACCCTGAATTATTTGGGACCAATACTCCATTTAATTTATTCATTGATAATATTGGATAAGCCTCTTTGCCAAGGCTATAATCTAGGTTATCTATTTTATAAACATAAGACGCTCCATTTTTAGAATAAGCTATTTGCTCAGAGTAAAAATTTACTGATAATGAATAAAGTTTTGGAATATATCTAGAGGAGTCTGTTGAAGAAACTACTATTTTTAAATGAAAAAATCTTTGTTGGTTAAAATCTGAATACTTGTATTGAGGTATTGAATATCCGTTTTCGCATTGTTCATAAGACACTCCGTCTAGACTTGTATAAACAGAAATTCCAGAGCTACCGTCCCATTGAATTTTTGAAGAATCCATTGATATACCAGAAGGCATAGATATAATATCTTTTAAAATAACTTCTTTTGTTTCTAATAAATCTGTCTTAGATAATTGAATATATTCTTCTGACCTACCTAGCGTAAGATCCTCTGTTAAAAAATATTGCCAAGATTTATCTTTTGGATAATTATAAGTAAATGATGTTCTCATTCCATTGTCATAAATATTAAAAATTTCTCCATTATCTGGATACGCAATCTGTATTGGTAAAGTATTTTGATTACTTAGATAATGATCTTTAATTTGTTTTTCTGATAAAGAGTATCTATACACTGCTGGATTATCTATTAAAAACTCGTCTGCGCTATTTTGTGTAGGCCCAGACTTTAGTAAGACCTGTGTATTTTCAAAGGGAACGCCAGTTATTGTTTTGCTAATAGCCAAGTTCCCGTCTAAATATATTGATGCTGAATTTACTGAATATTTGCATACAACATAAATAGACTTATTAGTTTCTGGAACTGTGTGCTCTAAAGTTTCGGTGCCAATAACAAATATAATATTGTTGTTTTGCCAAGCAATTCCAAGATCATTAGAAGAATCTATAAAAATTGGAGTAAGGTTTGTAGAAGATATTTTTGGTAAAATCCAACACTCTAGCGTAAATTCATTGTCCGCTGTGTCTAGCGTTCCAAATCCTCCTCCTGCTGTTTGTGCGTAATAATCATTAATAATTGCAAACTGTATATTTGACAAGGAAGTAATTTTTGCTGAGTACTGGCCTCCAGAAACCATTGGCATTATCTTAGTTTGGCTTGGAAGGCTTCCCGTATACACTCCATTATTACCGCATCCAGAAATGTCTATTGCTGTAGCCGTAGAGTCATCTAGTTGCCAGAATCCAATTGGATGGTCTTTTAATATTTTATGAGAGTATGACATTTAAAAATTATACCATCAATGTAGTTTAGTATCCACCAATGTGGAATGCTTGTCCAGTTAAACTACTTGATTTTGGGTCAAGCAAAAGCTCTACAATATTGCATATGTCGTCAGATGTAAACACTGTTCGGTTAATAATTTGTGGGCCAGCAAATAGCTTAAAAGCCATGTCTGGTATGCCCTCTGTCATTGTTGATTTTATTGGGCCTGGTGATATGCAGTTTGGTCTGATAGATGTATTTTGTAATTTTTTTGCTAAAGATTTTGTAAATCCATATACTGCATGCTTGCTTGCCCCATATATTGCAAAATCGGTTACTGAATGCGCTGATAGGCTTGCCATATTTATTATTGGTGTATGTTGTTTTTTGTCCATTAATGGTAAAAACACTTGACAAGAATTCATTGTTCCTATTACGTTTGTAGAAAATATTGATTCCATTTCGCTCTGTTCTATTGTTAGCCAGTCTACAAATGGGGTTTCTAGTATTCCAGCACAATTTATTAAAGCTTGTACTGTAATATTTTTTTCTTTTAAATCTTCAAATATTGGAGTTAAGGTATTTTTTTGGCTTACGTCTGCTTGATAAGTTTTAAAGGATACATCGTTTTGAGGTATACCTCTTGATATGCCAATGACATCATATCCATTTTTAGAAAGCCTATTTGCTATTACATTCCCAATTCCCCTGCTCGATCCAGTTACTATAATCATTATTCTGTCCCGTCTGAGTAGTATGCGTTTTTTCTATTATGATACCAGTTTGGCAATGAATATCTTGTTCCGCTTGTTACCGCATCAACTTCGTGAACGTAAACAAAATTTGATGGGAAAAACAATAGGCTTCCAGCTTCTGGCTTCATGTCAATATTACAATGCGGGAATCTTATGTTTCCACCTTCATAATCGTCATTTAAATAAAGAAGTGCCGATAAAACTCTACTGCTTATACCATGGTCTGAGTGGGCTGGTAGGAATCCGCTTTCTTTATATTTTAATAGGTGCATTGTTTTTTCTCTAGATTTAATATTTTTTTCAGCATATGGATATAATGAAAAATAATGTTTTAATCCATCTTCTAACCCATTAAATAACTCAGAAGATATTTCGTGTTGTTCTTTATAAAAATAATCATTAACATCTATATCATTTGGCTTTGGTAAAAATTTTTGCCAACAGAATATTGTTTTTTCTTTATTGCCGTGATCATAGTCCCATGCTTGCCAAGGCTTTACTGATTGTGACCTATAGTCTTTTTGCAGGCTTCTTTTTTCTTCTAAAGACTCTATTTTATTAATTAGTCCATTGGGATCTTTTATAATATTTTTATAATACACAACGCCTAAAGCCAACTCTTGATATTGCATTATTGGCACTCCCTAAAATCTGGGTCTACGAACTCTTGCTTGGTTGATTGCATATAGAGGGCTGTATACCTACTGCCAGAAGTAATTTCTTTAACCCCATGAATATATTGATAATCATTTCCTGGGAAAAATATAGCAGAATACTTTTTGGCCTTTAAGGAAAATGCTTGTTTAGGGAAATATATCTCTCCGCCCTCGTACTCGTCATTTAAATAAATTACGGTGCTATATTCTATGAATGGTTCTTTTTCAATTGCGTCTATGTGAGGACTTCCACTTTGTCCTGGCTGCCACCACGAGCCAAAAGCCTTAGTAACAATTACTTTGTCTTTTAAGTTAAAAAATTCTTTCTGAATGTGGTTTGCTCTTACTGAATATTTTTTAAGTATATCCATCACCCTATTGTTATATGGGAAAGCAGTTCCGCCGTTTCTATCTTTATAGTATTCTGGATACGGGTTTATTTTTGACGGCGATTGCATCTCTTCCATAAGAGAAAATGCATCTTGTTCTGATATAAAATCTTCTACTATTTTTATTAACATTACCTGATCTCCTTAATCCTATCAAGATATCTTAATCCGCCCATTCTATCTATTTGAGACTGGCCAGTGTCGTAAGCAACATCGTTATCTTCAAACGGTAGCTGCATTAAATTTATATTAAAGTTTTTTTGAATTTCATTTGAATATTTTTCAATAAATTGATTATAGTTATGGGTTAAAGAAAATGGGGTATATTTATCCTCTACTGAATTTTTATTAATTGATATGTATTCGTCTGGGAAATTATAAATATCTACGCCACTATTAATTAAATCTATTGAAATACTTTCTTCTTCTCCGCAGTATTTTAAGTGAGTTGGTTGATTTATTATTGCAAAATCTTCAGACAATGCAAATATAAAATTTCTGTCTATATAATTTATTTTATTAAAATTTGCAGATGGTACTCTTTCTGGCTCTAGCATGAACCAATTTTTATTTTTTAAGGTAACTGTAGAATTTCCAGATAAAATTGAGTTTTTGTTATTTTTTAAAAATTCAACTGCATGGATGTCCCAATCTTTAGCTAATGAAACATCGTCTCCAATTTGCATATAATATTTTTTATTCAGTGACTTAAATGCATCCCGCTTATATTCAATTGGGCTTTTAATAGAGTCCCACGTAACATATTTATAAACAATTGATGCATAAAAATCTGGTTGGTCTAGGGATCTAGTTCTGTCTACACTATTTTGATCAATAATGTAAAAATATAACATATTTTTTTGACTAGATTTGTCTATAATTTCAGATACAGTTTTAAATAAATTTTTATTTTGATAGCTGTAAATGCATATACCAATATTTTCCATTATTTGAATGGTATCCATTTCATAGATTTACTATTTCTAATCTCTCTAAACGGAATAATATCGTATGCAATTGTTACTCTTGCTTGGTCTTGTTGCCAATCTCCTCTAGCATGGGGGTAGCCAGTTTCGGAAACAATTGCTCTATTATTTTTATTAATATTTTCAAATAAATCATTATTATTTTTATCTAGCTTATAGTATGTTATGGATGGCTCGGCATCTACACAATAGTAACCGTGAAAATGTGGTATGCCAGTTCCTCCAAAATGATCATGAAGTTGCTCTGGATTTTTTACTGGATCAACCTTATTCTCGATAGACTTATAGTCAAAATTAAACCAGCCATGTATTACATAGTTTTCAAGATTAAAATCTATTTCATAATATTCACATGCTTTTTTTGTAAGATTTTTTAATTCACAATATAGGTTATATATCTCATCGTTTGGAAACATAAAAATATTATAATGATTTATTCCAATTTTTGTTGCTGCGCCTGGTAAATTTTTATATTTATCTAAAACCTCATTAGATAAATTTAAAGAATTTTCTTTAATAATTTCATCGTTTATTTTATATAAATATTTTGATAGTCCTTGCGTATCATTATTTAAATATGATTCAAAAAATTTTTGTGGTTTATTTAACATATTGGTATCCAATGTTGTGGATGTGCCTTGTTTGCTATTAAACTTTTTAATGGAACTATATCGTATGCAATTGTTACTCTAGGGCCTTCCCAGTCCCAAGATCCCATTGCATGTGGATGCCCCATTTCTGATATGATAAGCCTGTTGTCTTTATTGTGATTATCAACTTCTTTACCAAAAACTTTATAATACGTTGTAGATGGCTCTGCTTTTACGCAATAGTACCCGTGAAAATATGGGGCATAGGGTCCGCCGTGATCGTGCCAGTCCAGCTTTCCTTTGTCGTTATAATTAATATTAAACCAGCCCTGAATCATGTACTGTTGTTTTTCAAAATCAACTTCATAATACTCACAAGCTTCTTTAACCATCTCTACAAGGTTTTTATATAGCTTATGTATTGATGGATGATAGAATTGAAAAACATTATATTCCCTCCATTTTATAGTAGAGACGCTGTCTGATGATAGCCAGTGATCTCTCTCTGTCACCTTTGTTATGCCAGTAAGATTTAAGTTTTCCATATTAGAATATTGGTTCTGTAAAAACTCTGCTAATTGTCCTAGGTCATTGTCTAAATATCTTTCAAAAAATTTATGCTCTTTACCTGTTGGCTGATTCATTTGCATATTATTAATCATTTATTTTCCCTTATACTGTTTGCGTTGCCATACTATATTTTTATAATAGGCATAAATTGAAGATCTTCTTTTTTCATCTTTAATTTGATTCATTTCTTTCCCCTTGACCGAATAGTCTATCTCCAAAGCCCAATCTTCTCTTTTAATTGGAATCATCTGAAATAGAGGTGTTCCTTTAGGTATTATACCAATAAAGTTCCTTTTTAGGAAGAAGGATGTAAATACTGGTGTGTGCCATAAATCGGAGTCTATTATTCCGCTAAGGGTGGTAAATGGTAAATCATGTCTATTTAACGGATGGGTTATTAATAAAGAATATCCTTTTGGTGTTTCCGAATACCAGTTTACCTTCCAGCCAAAATGTAATGGGTGATGGTGTGTTGGGACTGGGACGTCTGTCATTAATCTTTTGTCTACTATCATGTTGTGCCCGTCCCAGGAAAGTACTGGAAACCCGTTTTTGTCTTGGTTAACATGAAGATCGTAGTCTAGGGTGTACATGTATCCAGAAGTTAATGCATCAAAAAATGGCATACATAGTTTTGTTGAAGCAGCACTTCCATCGGTTCCCCTATCATTAACTGGATGGAGCTTGCTAATATGGTTAGACTTATAAAATCTAGAAAGTTTTTTATACCATTCTGGAAGATGGTTTTTAGACTCTTCTGGTTCAGTAATTTTACCATTATTTAAATCGTCAGGATTAATTGAAAATCCTGGCGTAAATTTAATTACTAATTCTTTTTTCATATTCCCTTATAATTTTTTTAATAGTTTTTTTATCTGTGTTTATTTCTATATCAAATAAATATGTGCCTTTTTTTATTAAACCGCAAATGCTGTCTTCCATATGATTTTTAGAGTTTGTAAAATAAAAATCAACAAAGTTTGCTTCTTTTATTATAACATTTTCATTTGTTTTTGTAAAACAATCTTTTTTTTCAATTATTTTTAGTGAAGGATTTTCTATATTACATTTAATTAAATATTGTATGTCCATGTCTAAAAACCAAGGAATATAAATTTTAAAAATTCTTTTAGAAATTGCATTTTCATCTACAATATTATATTGATTTTCTGATGGATAGAACTGACGCAGCCAGCATTTATCGGTTGCATAAAAAAAACTATTAATTGGATTTGATTTGAATACCCCCCTATGCCCTAGCAACGGATCAGCTATTTGAATTAATATATCCCCGTAGCTATAATATCTAATTGTTAAACTATTTTTAGAATTTTTTATTATCTCTGGTGGGTTAGAAAAATGATGGGCGTACATGTTTACTGGTTTTAGAATTGATTGTTTATAGGCAGGATCAGATTTAACATATTCCCATTCTTTCCACTTTGGGAACAAATTAGACGTATTGCATATTTGTTCAAAAGTCATTGTTGACATTAGAGACCAAGATTCCGCTTCATAGGGCACTCTATTAACTGTCTTATTGGTCATTTATATGTTTTCTTTTTCCAAAATTTTAGTCTATATCCATTTTGAAATACTGATCTAACCTGTAAAGTTTTTTCTTTTATTTTAGTATCTGACTGCCTGTCATCGCTTATTGAGCTCTCCCAGTCTTCTCTTTTAAATGGTATTACTTGAATGATTGGAGTACCTTGTTTAATTATTCCCTTAAATCCTTTTTTAACAAAAAAAGATAGATATCCGTCTGACATATAGGTGTCTGTGTCTATCACTCCAGGGATAGATCTAATGGGAGAGTCCTCTGCATGCATTGGAGAAGTAAATAAACAACTGTGCCCTTCCTCTGTTTTAACTAACCACATTGGGTGAATTCTAATAATTTCTTCGTGAAAATAATCTGGGATGGGATATTTAGCCATTTGCTCTTTTAAATGACTTGAAAGAATATATTCCTTCTGCATTCCCATTATCTCAGATGTTACCTGTACCTTTATTCTATCTTCTGTTGCATCTATAAATATATCCATTGGGCATTTTAAATAATATCCAAATGTCATTGAATCAAATATAGATTGGCATTTTTTAATTGTTAGCATCATTGTTCCGTTATGAATATTTTGATCGTTATTTAAATAGCTTTCTTGATGCTTCCACCATTCTGGTATGCTGGACGCAACGCTAACTGGCTCTGGGAATGCTTTTTTATATAACCTATACTTTGGAATAAATTCTATTTTAATCATGCTAGTGGTATCCATTTTTGATAGTACTGCCTATATAGATATTCTAGAGGAGAGATATTAAATGATAGTATTGTCAAACCATCACTTATTTTTTTAAACAATATCTTTGATGATGAATCTAAAAATATTAATTGTCCAGGAATTAAATCAATTTTTTCATCATTTATAAAAATTTGATCTTTATTGCAATCTATAACATAAAATCCCACAAATGTAGTTTTATAATTAGGGGCAAAATTTAGATATGTGTCTAATGTAATAGTTTCTTTTTTAACTATATTGCCAAGTAAATAAAAATAATTTCTTTCAAAATTAACTCCGTTTTTAATGCAATATTCTTTTGTTAAATCAGATATTTCTTTATATAGAATATGAATGTTTTTGTTATACATTGCAAAAAAGTTAAATGTTTTATAATCAATTAAAGAAACTTTTTTAGGTTTAAACCCTAGCTTAATTCCTGGATTAAATTTATAAACATATTCGTGCATCTGAGAGATCATTTTATTATACTCGGAAAGCATGGTGTTGTTATTAATTGAATTAATATTTTTTATCATTTGGCTCCCAAATGCTCATAGAGTGAAATAAGGCTGGAAATATCGGATCTTTGTATATGACTAATTCTGCTGGCATATTTATTTCAGGAAGTTCCCCAGGTGTCATGCCAACCTTAACTATTTTTTCAATTTTATCTTTGTTTAAATTAAACCTTTTTTTAGTTGCTGATGCTATGAGGGAAGATCCGCTTAATGCTACAGCCTGTGTACCTTGTGTATATCCTGGGCCTAGTCTTGGTAAAATGTTAAAAAATGTACACCATATTGGATATCCAATTAAAGCTAATGATTCTATGTACTTTTTCTTTCGATGTATTGGGCTAGTGTAGAATCTATCTGTTATTGCAGTATAGTGATCTTTGTCATATCCGTCTATAATTATTGTAGCCCAAGATGCTGGATAATCGTTGTTAATAAAATAAGACATAACAATTGTGCCAGACTCATTATCATCATTTTTATAAAGACATTCTATGGCTTGAGAATTCCATTTATCAGTAAGCACTGTATATTGTGCCCAAGTACCTTTTATGTACTGTGGATACCTTCTAAATTTAGGTACAGGCTTACCTTTAAAATACCTAACTCCAGAAATTCCCATTAAGCGTAATTTCTTTACCTTTTTAAACAAATTAATTCCTGACTGCTAGGCTTGGTCTTGAGAATCTCTCCATTTTTGATACATTGCATCTAGTTTATCTGAAAATGTCTCATCGCTTGATAGCAATGCATTTTCATCTAGTGCTGCGTTATAAGAGTCGTGAACTAAAGCGTTATCTGTAAAAAATACGTCATAAGGTTCAACGTTTATAGAAATTAATAACTCTTTTTGTGTAGTTACTTTATAGTCTGTAATTTCTTTCCAGTCATTTTCGCTTGGTGAAAAAATTAAATCTGTTTCTAATACGCTTGATGATGGTTGGAATTGAATCTGTCCGTCTCTTTTTATTAAAATAAAGTGCTGTGCAGAATATTTATTTCCATTAATTACAACAGCTCCATCGTCAGAAATTCTTGCTGCCATTGCAACAATAGTAGTTTCGGCTGGGGATATGTTTGCGCTATTAACAGACCAATTTTGTAAATATTCTACTATTGCTGTATTTGAAACATCTATTCCCTCGATATTAGCAGAGTATAAAACGTCGCCAACGCTTAGGTTGTGTGCAAGAATTAATCCTTCTGGCACCTTTGATTTAATAACTGTTTCTGCTCCAACCGATTTTGGAGTAAAGCCAAATGGTGTAAAACCAAATGGTGTGAATCCAAATGGTGTAAAGCCAAATGGTGTAAATCCAAATGGTGTAAATCCAAATGGGCTAAAGCTAAATGGTGTTGTAGTAACTGAGTTTGAACTTCCGCTGTATGATGAAAAACCATTATCATTTTGAGCCCTTACTCTAACAGTCTGGGCTTCATTTCCGTTTTCTGATAGGTTAGCGGTAAATGTACTAGAGTTATATGACGTAACATCATTTTCATGATCAATTAATCCATATCCAGTAATTGCTTTTCCACCATTATTTCCTGGGGCTGACCAAGAAACAGAGTTTGTTTCTGCTCCATTATTTGAAAGACTTGGAGCGCTTGGTGTTTGTGGAACTGTTGTTGCTGTTATTGAATTACTTGCGTCTGACGGCACAGAATTACCAACTGCGTTTGTAGCTATAACTGTAAATGTATAACTAGTTCCAGATTGTAAACCTTGTACCGTAATAGGAGAAGAAGATCCAGAAGCAGTATAACT